CACCTCGCCCTTACGCTTGCCGCGAGCCATCGTGTGCTCGTACGGCGTGGCGATGTAGGGCGCGTTGACGAAGGCTTCTGCGGTGACCATGCCGACCCCGGGGCAACCCGGATAGCCGTCAGTGATGTCGCCAGCGAGGGTCTGCATCAGATGAAACTTGTCAGCCTCCTCCTCCGTTACGGTCACAAGGTCGCCCTTGCGCCATACCTGGGTGGGGATGGTCTGCATGTCCTTGTCCTGCGAGACGATGATGCGCTGAGTGTCCTTCATCGGCATGGTTGCCAGAACGCCCATCACGTCGTCGGCTTCAAGCCCAACGAAGTTCTTGCAGTTGTACTTGGTCTCGACCCACCGCCGCATCATCGCGTAGCACAGAGGCTTGCGTGAGTTCGCCCGATTGTTCTTGTAGGTCGGGTCGACGTCGAAGCGGAAGTTCGCCTGCTTGTCGAGTTCGAAGTTGAAGTCTGCCGTGGTCGAGAAGCACAGGAAGTGATCTCGGGTCTCAAAGCGTTCGAAGAACCGTTCCAGCATTTCCTCAAGCACCTGTTGGGCCTTGAGAGGAGACGAGGTGAGCACGTGGATCGGAGGCTCGCGCCAGTCGACCTCACCCAGCACCACGTTCCATTTGGTCTCATGCTCGACTGCAGCGGTTGCCTTGAACAGCATTTCGTCGCCGTCGATCAGTAGGAGTTTCTTCACTGAAACAATGCCTGCCTGTCGTAGGCCTTCCACGCTTCCAACTGAGCTTCGTCCGGGTCAGAGTAACGCAGGCCCTCAGGCCACTCAGCACCTTCGGGCTGGGCGTTGACCTTCGCAGTCGTTCCTTCCTCAGAAGCTTCAGCCTCTGAGGCGAACGCAGTGGCCTGTAGGTCCGCGAGGATATCCTGCACGATTTCGTCGGCCTCAGCCGGTCGAGACCGCGCCGCCTCTACGCCTGCAAGATAGCCTGCGTCCCACGCTTCGTTCTGAGCTTCTGCGACCAGTGTGTTGATCTGGCTTTCAATTGACATTAGTCGTCCTTTTCGTTGAGCCACACGAGGCCCTTGCTGGTAATCAACCACGTCTTGGCGAAGCGCTGAGCGCCCACCTTGGTCGATATGAGTTGCAGGGACGCAGCCATCGCAATGACGTCTGCTTCCTTGCGAGCGAGGTCGCTCTTGACCCGCACGTGCTCCCGCTGCACTTGGCGCAGGAGACGTAGGAGACGCCCTGAGGCGTCCCCTGTGTCTTCAGTGGGTGTCTTCCCACGTATCTCCGACGACCGCTTTACTGTCGAGCGGGACACGGAGGCCGTACGGCTCGCCCGCTTTCTTGGCGCAGGCGACGATGATGTTGCCGATTTCTTCTTCAAGGCCTTCTCTTACGCAAAGCTGGACTTCGTCGTGCACCCAAAGCACGAACACGAAGTCTCCTGACCACGGGTCATCCCAATTGTAGGTGTATCGCCGTTCGAGTTCTTCGAAGGCACTGGCGACCCATTCCTTACAGACGATGGCTCCGGCTGACTGGATAAGGAAATTGAGTGCGCTATGGTCAGACCTGATTGGAATGATGCGCCCATCGAGACCGATGACGCGATTGCGTTTGCCAACCTGCTCAGAGAGCCGGTCCTGCAGAACCTTGAAGCCTTCGATACGCGTGCGGAAGCTACGGCGAACCTTCTTGCCGACTTTGCGTAATTCATCTTCGCCGGGGTTCTCGGTGAAGAATTTGCTGTAGACTTCCGCTCCCAATGCGCCGCACGTGCGTCGGGCATTGAGGAGAGCTTCGTAAATGATAGAGCCAGCTTTCTCGTCTCCGCATCCGTAGATGTAGGCATAGATGAACCTCTTGCTGCCATCCTCACGGAGGACGGTGTGGAGTTGCTGCTTCTCTGTGGGCTTCTGGTCTTTCGGGGTCTTGTCCCGGTCACCCTCGGCAAGGCCCATGACGACCGCATGGAGCCAGTGAGGATCACCGCTGATGACCGTGGTGCAATACTTGCCACCGTCGAGCGGATGCAGGTAGTGGGCGAGCCCACGAAGCTCTAGGCCCTCTTGGTCAGCACCTAAGAACTTCCAAGGCACCATCTTTCCCAGCTTGCAGGACGACAAGCCCGTCCCGTGATAGGAAGTAGGCACGTGCTTGGTGAACAGCCTGCGGAATTCGTGGCCGTACGGTTTCTTCGCGCTCGGCACCTGTCCGAGATTCGGAAACATATGGGCCGCTCGACTTGTGATCGTTCCCATAGGGTTGATTACGCCGTGGATGCATCCATCCTCCTGCACGCTGTCGATCAGCGGATACTTCGAAGACTTGCCACCAACGAGTTGCGACAGTCGCTTGTTGACCATCAGGAGCGTCGGCAGTCCGTCCATATCGGGGAACAGGTTGCCAATGCTCTCGATGACTTCTTCGTCCATGGCTGGCTTGCCGCCATCCGTGAACTTCGTTGGTCGCCAGCCCTGCTCGATCAGCTTCTTCGAAAGATGGTCCGAGGAGCCCGGGTTGAACTCGATCTTCTTGAGCTTCGTGCACGGATATCCGACGAAGGTCTTCACCTTGCGGGTCTGCACGACACCCTTCGCGTTGACGACAGGGTTGCCATCGACGTCGAGCTTAGGCTCCTCAGTGATCGTCTCGTCACCCCAGTAGCCGGGGTTCGACCATTCCCAATCGCCATTCTCGTCCAGCGTAGCGACCGCAGGCTTGCGGTTAGGCTGCTTCGGAATGAAGAGGGACTTGGTCGGATCAGGGCTCACCGGTTGAAACCAGAAGCCGTACTTCTCTTTGAGCTTCGTCTCGATGATATGCTTCTTACCGACCAGTTCGGCCTGAAGCTCACCAGCGGCCTGAAGGTCGAAAGGCACACCCGCAGTGTTCATGGCATCGCACACGCGGGAAATACGATGCTCAAGGGCTAACGGTGCCTGCGGGTAGGCATCGGGATTGAAGTGCTTCCACATGTCGAAGTTGGTGGCGCAGTCCTGCCCCATGTATTCGAACATGTCTTCGTTGAACTGGCCCCACACGAAGTTCGCAATGTCACGCGGGTTCTCAAGGCCAAGCTCGCGAGCTTTGGCTTCCATGATTTCCGCGTAGTCGCCCTTGGGGTTACCTAGCCGGTGGCCCCACGCAGCGACGCTGTGCTTGCCTTTGTATTTCGGTGGGAGCTTCCCGGCTTGGACCAGCGCGATGTCGGTCGCCTTGATGTTCGGAAACATCGTGCGGCTGATGACCATCGTGTCGCTGATCTTCGCTCCAGGTTTAGGGCTCCAGCCCTTCCTCAGCTTCTTGGCGAGCGGGATATCGTGCCGGATGATGTTCTGGCCGATGATCTCGTCAGCCTCGGTCATACGATCCAAGGCTTCGTCGAGTTGGTGGGGCCGGTAGCCCACGTATTCGCCTGTGTCGACGTTGGTGATACCGATGCAGTGGAAACGGGTGGCGTTAGCCAGAAAACCGTTACTCTCGGTGTCCCATAGTAGTCGCAGCATTCTGTGTGCCGTATTCCTTTGCTTTGGCGATGGCCCACTTAGCCATCTGGTACGAACGTTCCCTGCTGCGCTCTTTGGGGCTCAGGGTCGTGCGGGTCGGCAGCGACATGCCATGGACCGCGTCCATGATGGACAAGGCCTGCTCTCGGGTCGCCCCGTGCTTCATGAGCATCGCGACGACGTCTTCAAAACTTGATATCAGGCGTGTCACCTTTCTCGTGAGGGTCGAAATCGGGTATCTCCTTGCTGCGGGTCGCAATCTCGTAGCAGCCCTTCGCGATGTTCCACTTGATCAGGTCGGCCTCACCAGTCTCTCCGGTGATGCGGCACTTCAGTGAACGTATCTGCGCGTAGAGCTTCTCTTCCTCGTCCTGCTGGTCGCGTTCGAGGGCGAGCACGTTGAACGAAAGCTGCTCCAATGACGCGGAGCCCCGTAGGTCGTTGAGGCTGATCTGGTCGCCGCCGTTGAAGTCTTTGCCGTTCGAGCGCTTCAGATGCACGATAGCGATGACGCCCACACCAGTTTCCTTCACGAAGGAAGCCAACTTGGTCATTAGGACGTCGATGTCCTTACGCTCGTCCATCGTCTCAAGGCCTGAGACCACGATAGAGATGTGATCGAGCACAATGAACTGACAGCCACTTGCCGCCATGTAGCGCATCATGGTCAGCAGCCGGTCGCTCTCAAGCGAGCCGAAGTGGTCGTAGAACATCATCTTGTCGTGGATGACTGCGGCGAGCGCAGCGTCCCACTGGTCGTCACTGATGTTCGCGGGGTTCGCTATGAGGCTCTTGAGGGGCACACCCGCATGCAAGGCGCAGTAGGCTGCGACCGACGTGTCGTTGTCTTCCTCAAGATAGATGTTGCCGATCTTGGAACCGTGCGCCACACGCATGTGGTAAGCGATGGCGCGGGCCAGCGTTGACTTGCCGATGCCTGAGCCTGCGCACAGCGTGGTGATTTCTGCAGGCCGTAGGCCCATCCACATGCCGTTGAGTTTGGGATACGGGAGGTCGAGGCCTTTGCGTTTGGCCATGGCCTTCTTCAGGCGCTCGCGGGAGAACTCGTTGCCCTCCACGATGCCGTCAGGCCGGAAGGGCTTTGCGTCCCAATAGGCTCGAATGATCGGCGCAGGACCCTCGTCCATCAAGGTCGCGTTGGCGTCCTTACCTGGAACGGTCATGATCTTCACACGACCGACTGGCAGAAGCTCGCAGGCTTCCTTAAGCGCCTTGTTCCCGGGCTCGTCGTTGTCGAAGCAGAGGACGATATGGTCGAAGCGTAGAAGCTTCTCGTAGTCCGCTAGGATGGCGTGCTTGACCGTGCCTACGCCGTTCGGAAGTGAACCAGTAGGATACTTGTTGTCGAAGACTTGGCTGACCGTCATGCGGTCAATCTCGCCCTCGGTGATCACAACGGTCTTGCCTTTAGCAGGCCATGACCACGATCCAATCATGCCTTTGTATTTGCTCCCGGCGAGCCATTTAAACTGCTTGTCGCGGGTGCGGGTCTTCTGGTCGATCAGCTTGCCGTGCTCGTCCTTGATTAGCTGGACGTGGACCGGTGTGCCGTCCCAGAGCTTGCCGATACGGTAGTCACACTTGCGCATGGTCTCTGCGGTAATGCCGCGCGCGGTGAGAGCTTTAATTTCTGTATCGATGGGACTGAACCCTTTGGCCACAGAAACTTCACTCGTTTTCTGTGCAACAGGTCCAGCGCCTTTGAACTTCTCGATGTCATTGCAACTAAAGCACCAGCTTCCACTTCCGTCGTCGTATGTAGCGAAGGCGTCCGAAGACACTCCGCAGGGGCACGGCCCCTTAGTGCAACTCAATCTCGTAGCCTTTCTAGGAATTCTCTCGTAGCAGCGTAGGTGATGGTCGCAACGATCACCCACCCAGCGACTAGCAGCCACGGGAGACCCATGGCCGCTGTGTTTGCGAATGCGACGTCCATCAGATTTCGACGAGGCCGCTGCCGAAGCCGTAGGTTAGACACGAGACGCCTGCGGTCCACAGTGCAGCCTCTAATCCCCCTGAGACCAAGGCGGCCACAGGGAGGATCAAAAGGCCGACGATGGCAATCTTGCGGGTGCTGGTCATCAGCGGACCAACTGATAGGAGGCGTACTGGCCACCGACGCCATCGGTCTTCATCGTCATCTTGATGGCATAACCCGCGTTGCGGAGCTTGAAGATCACGTCCGAGAGCCGCTGCACGTGATAGACACCCATGCTTTCCATGTTGGTGATCGTGCGGTAATCGCCCTTGTCGTTCTTGCTCTCAAGGTGCGCCAAAATCTTCCGGCACTGCGGTGCCAGCGAGAGGTCGTTTGCAAGGTTAGGAGTGCCGAGGGTCAGGGTCTCAGACATGAGGTCACTTTCTCTTTTTGGGTTTCAGATACGCTTTGATTTCTTCGATCCATTCATCCGGCGGGGTCTTCTCGCACCACTTGAAGCCGTGGTCTGTCGCCCATTTCCCGTAGGAAGTAGGAGAGCCCTTGTAGATTGGCGTCTTTGCTCGGGAGAAGATGAAGCGGATGTCCAACTCAGGATGCTGTTCCTTGAGCAGGATGAACTTCTGTCGCTCTTTCACTGCAGCGTCTTTGACAGACACGCGAAGCTTCGGATTGATCGCACCACCAAAGCGCCCCTTGGGCTCTAGGATGATCGGACAATCCTTCGGATACTCGTCGCCGTTGAAAGAGAAGTCGGGGAGATACTTGGCCTCACGCTGCGGCACGATGTACTTGATGTGTTGGCTTTCGAAACCAAAAGGTACACCGGCCGCAGTGAGCTTGGCCGCGACATCCCGTTCGAGACCTGAGCGAAACTCAGGCTCGATGGTGAGTGCGGGCTTCGACATTATCAGAACGGAATGTCGTCGTCCGTGTTGCTGTCCGGGGCCTCGGGGGCCTCGGGCTCAGCGTCGTCGAGGTCTTCCGACCGGTCTTCATCCGCATCGCCGCCGTTGTAGGTGTAACCACCCGCCTCGGCTTCGAACTTGTTCAAGACGCGGGTCTTGAGTTCGATGATCTGGACCTGATTGATGTAGAGGTTGATGCCTCCACCAAAGCCATCGTAGGCGTTGACGGTGACGTCCGGCTTGATGATCGAGCCCCCGCCAATCTTCACCTTGTTGCGCGGGACTTCGTTGCCCGCAGCATCGACGAACGGAGGCGGATAGTCTTCGCCAGAGGTCATCTGGAGAGAGAACGAGCCGTCCTTCTTGTCCTGCTTCCACGGCAGCTTGGCGTTTGCCGGAAGGTTGTTCGCCTTCAACTGCTTCTTCAGGTAAGC